AGCTCACCGAGGCGTTTTCCGCCGCTTCGTGGACCAGAGCAGGCACCGGATCGACGGAAACCGGCGCCGCAGGGGCGGGAGCAGGGCTAGGAGCGACGATCTCGGGCTCCGCGACCGACTGAGTCCCGACAGGGGTGGGGGCGTCTACGGGGCGCTGAGCGGCCAGAGAGGGGTCATTCGCGTCGTCGAGGAACCGCGTGACCTGCGGGCCGAGCCCCAGTTCGTTGAAGACCGGCTTCGTGTTGGGGCCGTGGACGCGCAGGAGGTTGCGCAGATCGTCGTCGGTGTACTTCGCCGCGAGCGCCTTCTGGACCACCGCGAAGCGCTGGGCGAACTTCGCCTCCGAGCCGAGCGCGCTCACGAGGTAGTCGGTCACGTCCGTGCCCAGCATCCGCTCCATCGTGTCGCGGTGGTTCGCGGTCAGGTGGCGCACAGCAGAGAGCACGTTGGCGATCTTGCGCGAGGAGACCTGCTTCGGGGAGAGCGTGCCGCTGACGATCTTCTCGTCGAAGATGCTCTTCAGGTCCGTGAGGTACTCCACGGCCCCGGTCCCGAGGGTGTCGGCCTCGAACTTCGAGGTCAGCGCGGACACCTCTGTCGGGTTGGCCTCGCGGATGGCGACCAGGCTCCGGTTCCAGGACTTCAGGTCAGACGCCTTCACCTGCGACGTGCGCCCGCGAGTGGGGAGAGTGACGTAGCCGTGGACGTCCGTGATCTCGTCCAGCCCCGAGTCGACCCAGTGGTCGAAGGCGTGGATGTCGACGGCCTCGTTCACCTTCCCGTCCGTGCGGACCATGTTCGTGAGGTCGTTGGTCTTCTGGCCCACCATCCGAGCGACGCTCGCGAGGAAGACCTTCATCTTCTCCTGCTGAGCGCTCGACAGGACGGCGTCCGAGATCGACGCGGCCGAGACGTGCGTGTCCGGGACCTTCGCGGCGACGGTGAGCGACTCGTCGGCGAGCCGAACCGACTCGCGCGCGAAGTCGATGTTCTTCGGCGTCCAGTTCATGCCGCGCTCGGTGAGCCAGGCCTTCGCGGCGTCGTCGGTCACCTGCTTGCTGGAGGAGAAGTCGCGGATCATCTTCCGCGCCTCGGTGACCTTCGTGGCACCGGACACGAGACGGTCGGCGTTGAGGCCGTAGGCGGCAGACTGCTTCAGCGCGATCAGCGCGGACTCTTCGGCCGGGAGGAGTTTCCCCGACTGCTCCTTCGAGAGAAGCGCGGCGACGGTCTTCGGGTCCTGGCCCGACAGGGAGGCCAGGATCTTGACCTTCTCGGACTGCTTCTTCCCGGAGAGGTGCTCGTCGATGACGCGCGAGGCGTCCATCGGGTCGACCTCGGCGCGCATCGAGGCTTCGATGGCGGCGAGTTCGTCGTCGGTCGCGTCCACGAGGTCGTCGGACAGGCCCAGGGTGGTGTCCTTCGGAGCGACCGGCGTGGGGAGCACTCGGCCGGGAGCCTGCTTCGCAGACATCTCGCCGATGATCTCCTGGAGCCGTGCGGTAGCGGCGGCGTCCCCGGTGAGGTGCTTGCCGACCAGGCCACGGATCTCGCTGGGGCGCTTCACGAGCCCTGCGTCGTCGAGCGCGTTGATGAGGCGCTCGGTCGTGCGCTCCAGGTGCAACTTGCGCTGGGCGCGCGCCGACTCCTGCTGGCCTGCGGGGTACTTCGGGTACTGCGGGACCCACTCATCGACGAGACGCTGGAACTCGGCGCCCTTGCTGACCGCCGCGACAGCAGGGACGTTCCCCCGAGCCACGTTCGCACGCTCGCGCAGACGGTTGACGAACTCGATGCCGCCGTCGCTGAGGCGACCCGCCTTGAAGTCGGCGAGCACCGTGGCGAGGTTCTTCGCCGTGGCGGGCTTGCCGGAGATCTTGACGTTCGGAACGGCCTTCAGGATCTCCCGAGCCTCGTCGGACACGCGCGCGTACTCTGCGCCCGCCTTCGTCGTCAGCGGAGCGGTTCGCGCGCTGTTGTCGACAGGGGAGGGTCGCATCTCCTCGCGGAGCGAGCCGCTGACGGGGTTGCGAGGGTCCGAGCCAGGTCCGAAGAGCGGGATCGTTCCCGGCTGAGGAGTGGGCGGGGTGGGCTGTTGCAGACCCTTCGGGAGCGTCACACCCTCGCGCTGTGCGGACACCGCCTGCGCGGCGGCTCCCTGCGGCACCGGAGGAGCCTGGAGGAAGTCGTCGATGTCGAGCGTCTTCGCGTAGTTGTCGATGGGGGGTGCGGCAGGCTCGGCCACAGGCGTCTTCGCAGGCGCGGTGACCGGCCCGACAGGAGGAACAGGAGCGGGCTCCCCCTGTCGGGCAGGGGCTACGGGGGGCACCTCTGCGGAAAGCATGTCCTTCGGACGAAGAGCAGGAGCGGCCTCAGCGGCGGCTTCCACCGCGTCAACACCCTCCTCTGTGGCGCGCAAGGCCGCAGGAACCTCCGCAGGGCTGGGCGCTCCTCGGAGAGCCTGAAGGCCCTTCCGGGTCCCTGGCAGAACACCGAAAGTGAGGTAGGTGAGCGGGTCAGCGGCGATGTCGATGGCGAGACCGGCGACGCCCTTCGTGACGCGGTCGACGTTGTCGACGCGGTCGATGTAGTCGGGGTTCACCGCCTTCCCGATGTCGTCGGTCGCCTTCTCGATGCCCTGGGAGCCGTAGTACTTGTCGTCAGGGTTTGTCGAGAAGACGCCCTTCGCGGCGCCTGCGAGAGTGTCCCCTGCTACCTCCAGGGGGTTGTCCCCCTGAGCGACGGACTCGATCCCTCGCACGCCTGCACCGACCACGCCCTGAAGGGGGCGCGAGATGATGTCGACGAACCAGTCCAGCCCCTCCAAGGCAGGCTGGAACCACGGCTCGTCCTCCTTCGGAGCGGCAGAGGGCGCACCGAGGGAAGACGGGTCGTAACCGAGGTCGAGCGGGCCTGACGCACCCGGTGCCCCTGCTCGTGCCAGCGCCTCTTGATAGTGCTGGAGGTAGGTCTTCGCCATGTGCTCAGGCTAGCCGGAGTAGAGCCCCTGCTGGCGAGCACGCGCCTTCAGGAGTTCGAGGAAGATGTCGGACTGGTTCTCGTCCTGGAGATTGACGCTGTACCCTTCCTCGCCCTGACCGTAGAACTTCATCATGTCCTGGAGGGCGGCGTCGAAGTACGCACCGCTCTGCTGTTCGTTGCCGCCGCCCTGGCCCTGCATCGCCATCTCCATCGCCTGCTGGGCGAGGGTGTCCTGGTACTTCTGCTGGTCGTCCGAGCGGCCGAGGATCTGGTTCGCCAGGCCGAGCGCGGTCTGGATCTGCTGGGCCTGGAGGCCCGAGTTCTGCTGAGCCTCCTGCATGTCGATGTCAGCCATGCCGTTGAGGTACTCCGACAGGCGGGCGTTGCGGGTGTTGGTGCCCGTGAGACCTGCCGTCTGCGCCATGCCCCGGTTGAAGTCGACTGCGGCGCCCTGGTTCTGGCTCAGTTGGTTCGACGCGATCTCGCCCCGCTGGGCCGTCTCGGCGGTTGCCGCCGCCTGGTCACGGCTGAGGTCGTTGCCTTCTCGAATGGAGTTGGCGACAGCCTCCTGGATGCCGAGCGCCTGAGCGCGCTCGTCAAGGCCGGTGACCGCGTCCGAGTACGCCCCCTGGACCTGCCCCTGCGTGTCGGCCGTCCGAGCCGTCTGGCTGTCAATGGCCTGACCGTAGTCCTGCTTCACCGCGCCTTCCTGGCCCTGGATCGAGTTCTGGAGCGCGGAGTACAGCGCGGCCGTGCGCGAGTCGGCCTGGCCGTAGCGCTGTTCGAGCGCCTCGCGCACCGGGTCGTAGTCCACCCCGCTGTTGCCGAAGCCGTACTGGTTCAGCACCTCCATCGCCTGACGCATGGCGTCGCCGAGGCCCATGCTCTCGACGACCTGATCCTGCTGAGGGGTCTGCTGGGGGACGAAGTTCCGGACGCCGTCAGCCATCTGGAAGATGCCGCCCAGGGCATCACCGGTAGAGCCCTGCATGAGAGCCGACACAGGGGTGTTGTCGTTCTCGCCGAAGATCTGACGAGCCGTGCTGGGAGCCTGGCCCCCCTGCGCACGCGCCTGGTAGTAGCCGGGGTCCACGCCGAAGATCTGGTCGCCGACACCTGTGCCGAAGCCGTCACCGGGGTTGAGCGCGCCCGTCGCGGCCCAGGGGCTCCGGAGAGCCTGACCGGCGAAGTTCAGGCCCTCACGGATCGGAGTCTTCAGCATGTTGTTGAGCCAGGAGAAGGGGTCGGTGGGGGCCTTGTTCTCCTGGGCGCGCTTCATCGGGATGCCGTAGGCGGAGGTCATCGCCCCCGCTTCGCGGGAGTCGTCGATCCCGTTGTTGTTCCGGTCGACCATGTCGGTTCCTTTCAGAGCGCCAGGCCTGCGGCGGCTCGCGCCGAGGCCTCACTGAGCGCGGTCTGCCGCGCCAACTTGTCCTGGTTACCGAACTCCGCCTTCGTGCGGGTGAGGTCTCCGGTGTACTTGTCCTTCGACCGGCGCGTAGCGAGGTACTGATCGAGGAGCGATTCGAGCAACTGCGTCTCGGAGTCGAACGCGCCCGAGGACTGGAGCATCCCGCGAGCGGCGAAGTCGTTGAGGTTGTTCTGGTACGACCGGCCGCTGGCGGTGCCGACGTCGTCGAGCGCCCACTTCCCTCCGGTGCCCTCCTTGCCGGTGCCCTCGGTGTAGCCGAGGTTCTTCAGCGCGTTGCCATAGTCGAGGGTGTAGGTGCTGAGGTCAGCGTCGTACTGCGCCTCGAAGTCCTTCTGTGCCCGGTCGAGCGCGGCGATGGTCGCCATGTAGGTGTCGTCGCTGGCGGCGAGATCCTCAGGGGACTGCTGGGGAGCCGACACACCCGGCGAGGACGTGCCTCCGGAGTACGGGAGGTAGCCGTAAGAGCCGCCACCTCCATTGCCTCCGCCTCCCTTGCCTCCACCCCCGCCAGTGCCACCCTTGACGTTCCCTCGGTTGTACAGCGCGACGTTCTTCGCGGCGTTCGTGGGAGACGCGGGCTTGGGGCCTGACGTCTTCGGGGTCGTGAGGCGTCCCTGAGCGCGAGCGATGGCGTCCGCTCGCGAAGACTTCGACTTCGGCTTCCAGGTGCCTGCACCGCCGCCACCGTCTCGTACGGGTCCAATCGGCATCAGAGACCTCCCTGCATGTGGCGCTGGAGCGCCTTCTGTCGGGCCACGAGCGCGTCGCGCTTGCCGTATCCCGCCTTGTTCGAGGTGCGCCCCATGTTCGGGAACGGGCGTCCCTGGCCGTAGACCTTCCCGCCAGCGGCGTTGGGCTGGAAGCCCCCGCCGCCGACGATGGGCGCGTTCTTCCCCTGGGAGGGGTTGAATCCGAAGGTCTGCATGGCACGAATCCTAACGCAAAGTGGGCTCAGGAGAGGGTCTTGCTGACGCGCTCTTTTGTACCGACGTCGGCCGTGATCGTGAAGACCTGGACCGGAGCCGTGCTGATGGAGCCGTCAGTGTAGAAGACGAGGCGGAAATAGATCTGGCGGAACCGGAGCCCCTTGTAGAACTTCGCGAACTTCCGCGTGGGTCCGGTGTCTCCGAGCGCGTAGTCGGACTCGAAGGTGACCTGGCCGCTGTACGGGTTCGCCCAGGTCCCTCCGAGGAGATCCCCCCACGTCACGTTGTTGGTCAGGAGTTCGTTCCAGGAGACCTTCGTCGTGAAGGTGACAGGCACTGCCCATGCCCGAATGCGGCTCCGGAACATCGCGTCCACGCCCCACCAGAAGAGGCGCTTGTAGTTGGACGACAACTCGTAGTTGTAGTTCTTCGTCTGGATCTCGCAGGTGAACTCCTCCGCGACGTCACCCACCGCATCAGCGATGTAGAGAAGAGGGATAGTGCGCGTGCTCCGCGTCTCTGTGCTGATGCTCTGTTCGGGAGTGGACTGCCAGGCGTAGGAGAGACCGAGTGCGGGCGTCGTCCCGCCGTCGAAGAACTTACCTGCGTGTGCGCCAATGGGAAGGTCGAGTTCCAGGATGACGTCGTCGAGGTAGAAATCGCCGAAGCCGTCGAAGCGCAACTCGACGGACGCTGTGCCAGGGAACGTGGCCGACAGCGGCTCGACGTAGAAGGTGGTCCAGGAGCCCGACAGGGAGAAGGTGGTTTCGCGGTTGCCCAGCGGGGCGCCGGAGCCGCTGAGGTAGGTCATCCGTACGCGGAGGGAGACACCCGTACCCTTTGCCCGGAAGCCTGCGAACGGGCGCACTGCCGCGCCTGTCACCGGCATCGTCCGGTAGAGCGAGGCGGCATAGGGCATCGAGCCGCCTGTGCCGGGGTTGGGGGCAGAGGCGATAGCCCGGTCGATGAACGCCGCGTGAGCCACGCCTGCGTTCGTGACCCGAGTCACGGTCGCGTTGGCTGTTGTCCACCCCGTGGTGTTGTCGCGGAAGCCGCCGTTGAGGGCGTAGTTCGTCCGGACGGTGCCCGAGGGGCCAACCTGGGTGGATGGAAGGACGTAGGCGCGGTCGACGGCCGCGTCCGTGTTCGGGCTCATGATCTGACCGATGGCGCCGTACTGCGGCGACTTCCACTTCGTCCAGGTCCGCGTGCGCAGGCTGTAGACGAACATCGTGTCGTAGTAGTGGAAGATGGCCCGGTTGTTGAAGGTCGAGACGGCGAAGGGGTTCGCGATCCCGGACTTGCCAACCGTCGTGAACGGCACCTTCATGTTGATCTGCTGAGCCCGGTTGTTGATGAACTCGTAGGCCTTCTCGTCGAACATGAAGTAGAGGTAGTTCTCGTGCGACACGACACAGTCGCGGGAGGTGAGGCCGACTCCCGGCACAAGCACGGACACCTGGCCGAGCGCAGGGTCGCTGGAGAACTCGAACGTGTAGATACTCTGCGTCCGGAAGAGCACGAGGGTGTTGTAGTAGAGCACCATCTGGACGATGCTCTGACCGTCCCCAGCGCCCACATCGACGAAGGCGGGGCTCTGCCAGAAGTTCGCCTGGCCGAGCACCTTCGAGTAGTAGAGCCGGGTGCCGTTCGGCTGATCCCGTCCGGGCACGACCCAGAGGCGGAACTTGTACGCGAGGATGCCCTCTCCGCGCGGCATGTTCGCGTCCGCGACGAAGCCCCCTGCCGGAGTCCAAGATCCCCCCGGATTGGTCACTCCGACAGGGGAGAGGAGCCACGCCTTGCCGTCGAACTGCGTCATCGCGGTCGCCGAGAAGGTGCTCGTCACGAGGACCCACGCCACGCCGTTGAAGGCGTAGGTCGAGTTGAAGCCGTCGCTCGCGAGGAGGTACGGCGCACCGTTGGAGCCGTAGTAGTACCCCAGAAGTCGGGCGTTGCCGACTGTCCCCAGTTGGAGGGGCTGAGCGAGATCCTGGAACGGCGGGCGCGAACGCAGGGAGCCGTCGAGGCCAGGGTCGAAGTTGAGGCACTCCACGACCTCGGTGTCCGCGATGGCGGTGGGGTCGTCGAACGTGTTCAGCCCTCGCCCGAACGGGCCGATGACGAGAGGCTTGCGAGAGGAGGAGGCGCGCGCCACGTCACATCACCTCGATGATGACGGGGTAGGTCATGTGAGCGGCGTGGCGCTCTTCCTCCTTGCGCTGTGCGAGGGCTCCCTGGAACTGGGCCTCCTTCGCCTGCGAAGCCCCCCAGTCCTCGTCCATCTCGTAGCACTTCGCGAGGACGTAGTCCACGACGGCCGGGTAGTAGTCGTCCGGAACAGCGAGGGTCTCGTTGAGGTCGCCCGTGAGAAGGGCCGGATTGATCGTGCAGAAGAGCGTGATCGGGAAGACGTCGTCAGGCACGGGGTAGAGGCTGAACTGCCCGCCCCAGGCGTACCAGAAGTCGGGCTTGCCCTCCTGGGTCTTCTCCGGGTCGGACATCATGATCGACTGCTCGGCGTCGGCGAAGGCCAGGTTGCGCAGAGGGGCACCGTCGAGGTGCAGGCTCTCGATCTGCTGGATGCTGACGCCGGGGAAGTCGTAGGTATCCTGGCCGACGACGGTGGCCGTCGTCGAGCGGGACTTCAGGATCTTGTTCTCGGTGACGATGGCCTGCTGGGCGTCGTTGGCCCAGGCGAGGATGTCGGCGTCCTCCAGTTGCACCCCCGACTCGTCGCCGAAGGTGCGCTTCACCTGTCGGACGAGCGCTCCGTATGTGCGGGTCGAGGGGCGAAGAGTCATGACTACCTCCGGAACGTGTGACCGTCGTGCTTGTACCAGAACTTCTTGTCCCGGCCACCGGAGATGACGTTGGCGAGGACGTCCTGACGATCCTCAGCCTCCTCCATCTCGTGCTTCTTGTCCAAGAGTTCCTGGGCGACCCGCTTCATCTCCAGCCGCTCGAAGACGTCGACCGGCCGGTGCTTCGAGAGGTCGCCCTCGAAGAGCCAGGCGAGGATCGCCGCAGGGTCGGCCATCTCGCGCTCGGAGATGTACCTGATGATCTGCGGGCTCCCGGACTTCTGGAGCGTGTCGGGCGAAGAGTCGAGGAGCGCGAACGGCTTCGTGTCGGACTCGTCCCGCGCGTGCTCCGGAACGAAGACGAGGGAGAAGTACGGGTTGTAGTCGTGGATCGCCTCAGCGAACTCCTGGTGCCGAGCGCTGACGAACTCCCCGACAGAGGAGTCCCAGACCTTGGCGCTGGACGCGAATGATGTCTCCATGCGCTCATCC